TGCGGCCGGCCACTAGGTGACCGGATGCCTCGACCTGTGCTGCGGGGCACCGTATCGCACGCTCGGTGGCGGCGGGTGCACCTACGTGTCGCGGAGCCGGCTGCCGCAGTCAGGGCACCAGCGCATGCAGCCCATGCCACCCCTGGAGCCGGTGAACCAGCCGTGCTCGCACGCGGCGGTCAGCTCCACCTCCACGCCGGACGGCAGCAGGCAGCGGGGGCACCAGTACCCGGTGCGCACCGCGGTGGGGAGCAGCTGCACGGTCACGACCATGCGCGGCCCGCCGGCCTGCTCGGCGCACAGCGGGCACGGCCCGTCGTCGGGCCGGCCCACCGGTGGCATCAGCTGCGGACGATGCGGCGCAGGGCGTGCTCGGCGGCGGCCGGCGCCAGGTGCCGGGTGCGCAGCTCCAGCTTGCGGAGCAGGTCCAGAACCTCGGGGTCGGCCAGCAGGTTCGGGTTGGCCTGCGCCTCCGGGGTGAGCCGTGCGGCCATGGCGCGGCGCTGGCACTCGGGGCACCGCTGCACCACACCGGCGGCCACCAGGGACTGCTGCACGCCGTCGTTCACGTACGCGCTGGCCGTGATGGCCTCGGGCACCTGGTCGAGCGCCGCGGCGACCACGGCCTCGCGGGCGATGGGGAAGCCAGGGACCGACACGGCCAAGGCGCCGATGAACTCCAGGCCGTTGCCGATGCGCCGCCAGTCGCCGGACAGGCTGCTGGCCCGGATGAGCCGCAGCTGCTCGGCGGTCACGTCGGGGCGCAGCACGCCCGACACCCACACGCCGAGCGCACCGTTGGTGGCGCGCACGTCCGCGAACGCCAGCCCCATGTTGGCGTAGTGGTCGCGGGCCTCGGGGGCGCGCAGCTCGGCGGCGGCGTGGTCGCAGCCCATGGTGAGGGTGCCCGTCGCGACCCGGCTGCCGTCGTCGCACACCACCTCGCCGTGGTGGAAGTGCGCGTAGGCGGCCATCGACTCGGGGGCGGTGACGCACGTGCCGGGGTAGCCGACGTGGCACTGGCCCCAGCGGGCGGCGTGACCGAACACCCGGCCGTCGTCGGTGATGGTGAACGGCACGGCCAGCCCGCCGTCCGGCTGCTCCACCAGCAGCTCCTGGGCCGGCATGCCGTACACGTCCACCATGCCCTCGGCGTCCAGGTCCGGCTCGGGGATCGCGAACCAGCTGGCCGGCGGCGCGGCCGGTGGCGCGGGTGCGACGGCAGCTGCGGCCACCACCGGCTCGGCGGCCTCGTCGTCGTCGGCAGGCCCGTCCTCTGCCTCGGCGGCGTCGGCCACCAGCTCCATGTACGCGCCGTCGAACGCCGGCACCGCGCAGGCGGTCACACCCCGGATGCGCAGCCGGGTGAACCGGGCCAGCACCTCGTCCACGTCGTCGGTGAACAGCAGGGTGTGGGAGTCGCCACCCTCGTCGCCAGGGTCGGGGTCGCCGGCGGCGGCCTGCAGCGACGGCACCTGGCCAGCACCGGCCAGGATCACCACGTCGGCCTCGTCGTCGCCGTCGTCGCGCATCAGCAGCTCCATCGCCCAGTTGTCCGGGTCGATGGACAGCCCCTGGCGTGCGCCGTGGCTGGCGGTGCCGGCGTCCATGCGCCGCGCCAGCTCGGCGCCGGCCTCCTGCTCGTCGTCCAGGGTGCCCTCACCCATCACCACGTCGCCGTCGCGGGTGATGCTGTCGATGGTGCCGACCTGCACCGCACCGGGCAGCAGGTCGCCGTGCTGCTCCTGCTGCAGCCACGCCAGCGGCAGCGGCAGCGGCGCCCACTCGATGGCCCCGGCCGTGATCACGCGGCCGTCGCCGGTCTGCTCGTTCTCGATGACCAGCGGGCCTCGCCAGCGTCGTGCCATGGGGGTGTTCCTCCTGGGGTTCGCTACCGGGCAGGCTACGTCAGCTCGGCGGCGGGGATGATCGTTGGCTCAAAGTCGCAGATGCACCCGGTGTGGTCGCCGGGCATGTAGAACCCGAACGGCGGGAAGCTGCTGGGGTTGGCCAGCACCGGGTCATCGAAGTTCTGGAACGTCACGCCGTCCAGCGCCCGGTGCGGCTCAAACGGCCGAGCGCGGAACGCCGGCCCGTACACCCACCGGTACGCCTCCACCAGCGCACCGTGGTCGCGCATGGCGCCGCGCACCAGCTCGCCGGTGCCGATGCCACCAGCTGGCCGGGTGCCGCCATCGGTGAGCGCAACCCACGCGCCGCCTTCCTCGGTGACCAGGCCGGTGGCGCCGCCGGCACGTGCGAGCGCCTGGCGTACCAGCCCGGACGGCACCTTCAGCGTCGGGTCGAACTCGCCCACCTCGGGTGCGCCGGGGTCGGGGTCGTACAGGCGGGCGTGCGCCAGGCTGGTCAGCGCCTCGCGCATCCACACCCACGCGGTGGCCAGGTCGTCGGCCTGGCGCAGCTGCAGCGCCTCGCGCTCGCTGGTGGAGAACCCCGACGACACCCGGTTGGCCACGTCGATGGCCTGCTCCTGCGCCTGCTCACCCCAGGCCATGAACTGGCGCTCCAGGTCGTCCCAGGCGCCGTCGAGCGGGTCGTCGTCGCCCAGCACCTGCGCGACCAGCGACTGGCCGAGCGTGGCGTAGCCGTGGGTGACCGGCACGTTGCGCAGCAGCCCCCGGTACTCGGTGCCGTTGGTCTTGGACCGCAGCCGGTTGCCGGCACGCTCCAGCGCACGGGTCATCGCGTCGTCGGCGGCCACCGACAGGCGGGTGCGCAGCTCCCGGTCCAGCTCCATCAGCTCGCGGCCGGGGTTGCGGTCCTGGGGTGCGGCCGTCAACGCCAGCGGCGCCGGTGCCGGTGCAGCAGCGGCCGGCATGGGCTGGTGGATGCCGAAGCCGTGCAGCACGGTGCGCAGCTGCTCACGGCCGTTGGCGTCGGCCATCAGCAGCGCCAGCGCAGCGCGCGCCGCGGCGTCCACGGCCTCGTCGCCCTCGCCGCCATCCTCGGCGGGTGCGCCAGCTGGCGCCGGCTCCAGCGCGGCCTGGTCGGGCCAGTCCACGTCGCCGCCCACCGGCTCCAGCAGCGCCTGGGTCAGCTCGGCGGTCAGGATGCCGCGGCGCAGGCCGGCACGGCGCAGCAGCTCGTCCGGGGTGGGGGCGTCGTCGTCGCTGAACCCCTTGTGCTTCCGGTACGCCTCGTCGCTGATGGCCCAGCGGTCGTGCGCAGCGTCGGCGGCCTCGGACGGGTCCGGCTGCCGGATCAGCGCCTTGGGGTCGTACCACACGAACATGCGGCCATCGGCCCACTCGGGTGGCACCGCCGGGTTCTCGGCCAGCTGCGGCGCCAGGAACGCGAACGTGAGGGCTTCCACCAGGGTGTCCGCGCTCGGCCGCAGGTAGTCGTTGAACTCGTCCTCGTCCACCTGCGCGGCGTTGGCGAACGTCGTCTGCTGGTGGCCCATGATCTTCTCGACCGGCAGGTTCAGGCCACGCGCGATGCGGTCCACCCGTGCCTTGATGCCGTCCTCCAGCCCCTGCACGTGCTCGGGGTCGTAGAACGGGATTCGGCGCAGCACGTCCGGCTTCAGGAACTCGGCGGGGCCGCGCAGCAGGCCAGGCTGCACCGTGGACGGGTCGCTGGGGTCCGCGATTGGCTCCACCAGCACCTGGTGCATCACGGCGTCGAGCGGGTCGCCGGCGTCGTCGTTGCCCTCACCGTCCGGCTGGGTGGGGTCGGCCGGCCCGAACGACAGCTCGTTCGGCACCGTGAAGAACCCCGCCGACACGCCCCGCCAGGTGTGCGCCTGCAGCTGCTGCTGCATGGCCTGGAGCAGCTTGCAATCCCCCAGCAGGCCACGCATGGCGCTGTCGGCCATGTTGGACCACTGCGGGTGCCGGGTCCAGATGCGGATGATGGTGTCCCGGTCGGGGTCGAGCGGCCGGCCGTTGCGGTCGTCGGGGCTGTCGCGCACCCAGTACCGGGTGGACTCGCCGCTGCCCTTCACCTCCACCTCGGAGACGCTGCGCACCTCCCACGCCTCCGGGACCACCTGCTCCTGGTACGAGCCGTCGCGCTGGCGCACCTGCTCGGTGCGCTCACCCCAGCCGACCAGGTACAGCTCGCCGGCCACCTCCAGGTTCATGTCCGTCTCGCGCTGGATGGCACCCTGCCCGCCCAGCGGGTCGCGCAGCCGTGCCAGCTCGGCCACCGCCGCGGCCGCCACGCTGGCCGGCACACCCGACGCGTCGTCGGTCACCGGGATCGGAGCGGCCTCCGGGTCGCGGGGGTCCTCCACGGCCACGTACAGGCGCAGCTTGCCCAGCTGGTTCCCCCGGTACCGGATGGACTCCTTGATCTCGGGTACCTCATCGAAGTAGCCCCAGGCGTCGGCCTGCCACTCCTGCCGCTTGGCCGCCTGCCGCTTGGCGACCTTCGGCTCGTCCAGCTTGATGCGGGTCGCCGCGGCCACCAGGGCGTTGGGCTGCTGCTGTCCACGACGCGCCACGCGCACTCCTGGGTGGTGGTCCGGCCGGTGTCGCCGTGGATCGTACGCCACGTGCCCCGGCGTGGGGCACGATGGGGCTACCAGCCGCGGCGGCGTGGCGTGCGTGGCCGACGGCGGCGTGGCACCGGCGACCTGGGGGTCTGCTGGTGCCCGATGTGCCACCAGCAGCAGTCCATGCACCGGTACTCGGTCACCGGGTCGGTGCCCTTGCGGCGGCGCGCCGTGCGTGCACGCTCGACGGCCACCCGGTGGGACAGCGCCAGCTTCCCGGTGGCACGGCACCGCACCTGGCGGTTGTCGTCCACGTAGGTGCCGGCCACGGCCATGGCGGCTACTCGTCCTCCAGGCGGGCCAGCAGCGCCGCCCCAGCGGACAGGGCGAGCACGGTGGCCAGCGGCTCCCACAGGTCGGGGGCGAGCCGGCGTGCGGCCACCACGCCGGCCGACAGCCACATGCCGGCGCACCAGCGGCACACCACCAGCTCGGCCAGCTTCGGCGGGTTCTCGTCGGCCATGGCTTCCTCGGACCAGGCGTTCGGCACGACGGGGTGCGGGCGGTGCTGCTCGGCGCGGCCCTGCGCCACGTAGGCGGCCTCCACCCACCGGTCGCGCAGCGGCGCCGTGATGCTGTCGGCGGTGACCAGCCGGGTGAGCCGGTACGCCGCGGCGGCGTCGATGGCAAGGCGCAGCGCGTTCATGGCTGCAGCAGCCACCAGCCGAAGCCGAGCACCAGCACCAGCACGGCGGCCACCAGGACCGCCACCACGACCATGCCGGCACGGTCCTCGCGTGCGGCCTGCGCCTGCTGGTCGGCCGCCAGCTCCCGCTCCCAGCGGTCGAAGCTGTGGCTGGTCATCGGCCCCCCGCGCATCCACACTTCTTCGACACCACCCAGCTGGTGCCATCGGTGCCGGTGATGGTGTACCGGTTGCGGCCGGTGGCCACCACGTCAGCGCCGTCCAGCTCCGCGACCACCTGCTGGTTGATGCGGGCGGTGGCCTTGCCGTCGCGCACCGCCGCGGTCACGCGGTCGTGGGTGGCCACGGTGTTGCCCTCGGCGTCCAGCACCTCCACGGTGGCCCGTGCCAGCGCCATCCGATAGGCGCCGGCCATCAGCGGGCGCTCCCCAGCGGCAGCCGGCCAGGCAGCTGGAACGGCTCGCGCTGCACCTGGATGCCGGCACGCTTGGCCTGCGCCTGCTCGATGAACCGGTCCAGCGCCTCGTCGGACAGCGCCAGCGCCTCGGTGCCGGTGACGCCTTCGATGACCAGCACGTGCAGCCGCTGCGCGCCCTGCATCACCTCGGCCCAGTGCCAGCTGGCCGGCGTGGGACGCCAGTTCCTGCCGAGGCCGAGCTGCTGGCCGACCGTGGGTGGCTGGTCGGGGGTGGGCTGGTTCATGCGGCGGCTCCTTGGGTGCGGTGGTCGGTCACGGTAGCGCCGGTCACGCGACCGGCAGGTCACCCACGGCTGCGGATAGGTCCACGACCCAGCCGGCCGGCATGCGCGCCTCGTCGGTGTGCACCGCACCCTCGCGTGTCACGAACACCCGGCCAGCCCAGGTGACCATCGGCCAGCGGCGCAGCGTCGCGCACACCCGCGTGAGCACGTCCACGCCGGCACCGACCTCGGCCAGCCGGCCGCACACGCGCAGCAGCGCCACGTCCTCGGGGGACCAGACCCGCGCCTTGCCGGCACCGGAGCCGGCGCCGTTGTTCTCCGGGTCCAGCACGCCGTGCCGGCACCAGTAGTCGGCCTGCCGGTACGTGACGCCCGCCAGCTGTGCGGCGGCGGCCGTGGAGAAGCAGGTGGCCATCTGTCGCACGCTCGGACTCATACCCGTCAGGTTAGCGGCCTAAGCACAGCGGGGTTAGTGTTTCCGGCCATGCCCAAGAATCGGACATACCTCACCACACTGCTGGCCGGCCTGCTGCTCGCAGCGGCCGCGTGCACCGGCGCGGACGCTGCGAGCAGCCCGCCGAGTACGGAGGCGCCGGCCACCACCAGCACCACGGCCCAGCCGGCGCCGACCACCACCGTGGCCACCACGACGAGCACCACCACCACAGCACCACCCACGACCACGACCGTCCCGCCCACCACGACCACAGCGCCGCCACCGCCACCCCCGCCTCCCACCACCGCGGCGCCTGCGCCGGCCGTGGCCAGCGACGAGCGGTTCGACGCACTGGCCGCCTGCGAGTCCACCGGTGACCGCGACGGCCGCGCACCCCACCGCATCGACCCGGCCGCGGTCAGCCCCACGGGCAAGTACCGGGGTGCGTTCCAGTTCGACTTGCCCACCTGGCAGTCGGTCGGCGGCACCGGCGACCCAGCGGCGCACAGCTACGGCGAGCAGCTGGCACGCGCCCAGGAGCTGCAGGCCAGGCGCGGCTGGGGGCCGTGGCCGCACTGCAGTCAGCTGCTGGGGTACCGGTGAGCGGCCGCTGCACGTGCCTGTGGCGCGACGGGGAGCGGGTGGACGGCACCCACTGCCCGGTGCACGACACGCTCACCGGCGTACCAACCGACCCGGAGCCTGACGAGGCCGACTAGGGGAGCCGGCGGCGGCGGGCTGGAGCCACGATGCTCGCCCGCCGCGCCGGC